TTAGGTAGTAGGTCTGTTGCTATTGGATTTGAGGCATTAGCTTCACAAAACTTTACTACAGCTACAGATAGCTATAATACAGCAGTTGGACATGGTTCAGGATCAGCAGTCACAACAGGTACATTTAATACTTTAATTGGTGGATTATCAGGAGATGCACTTAATACGGGTAATAAAAATGTAGCCCTTGGTTATAATACTTTAAGCGCAGATACTAAAGGTGATAGAAATGTTGCTATTGGTGTTGATGCTTTAGCCAATCAAAACTTTACAACAAGCACAGACTCTTACAACACAGCCGTAGGCATGAACGCAGGACTATCAGTCACAACAGGTGTAAGAAATACTCTTATTGGTTCTTTAGCTGGAGATGCACTAACTGACGCTGATTCAAATGTTGCAGTGGGTACAAATGCCCTTGGAGCAGACACTTTGGGTAGTAAATCTATAGCAATAGGTCAAGGATCTTTATTTAATCAAAACTTCACTACAGCTACCGATAGTTATAATATTGCTATAGGACATGAAGCTGGACTTCAAGTCACAACAGGTACACAAAACACTCTTATTGGTGGTCTAGCAGGAGATGCTTTAACCACAGGAAGTCAAAATATTGCTGTTGGATATCAGGCTTTATCAACGGATGACTTAGGTTCTTACAACGTAGCAATCGGAGCACACACACTATCTGATATGAATTTTTCTACTGCTACTGATAGCTACAATACAGCAGTTGGACATGGAGCAGGAATAAGAGTCACAACAGGTGTACAGAACACCCTCATAGGTGGTCTTGCTGGTGATGCTTTAACTGATGCTGATTATAATATTGCAGTTGGAAAAAGTGCTTTAGGAGCAGATACTTTAGGAAGTAGATCTGTTGCAATTGGTTCTTTTGTTTTACAAAATCAAAACTTCACTACAGCTACAGATAGTTATAATACAGCATTTGGTTTGGGGGCAGCTAGTGTAATCACAACAGGTGTAAGGATTACCTTAGTAGGTGGTATTGCAGGTGATGCACTAACAACTGGTGGTGACAACACTGTACTTGGATACAACGCATTAACCTCTGACACTTTAGGTAGTAAAACTGTTGCAATAGGACGATCAGTTTTAAGTAGTCAAAACTTCACTACAGCTACAGATACATACAATACTGTTGTTGGTTATAGTGCTGGGGCGCAAGTCACAACAGGTGTACAAAATACCTTAATAGGTGGACTAGCTGGTGATGCATTTAATGATGCTGACTTTAATGTAGCGCTGGGTTATTTAGCATTAACAGCAGACACAATGGGTAGTAGATCAGTAGGCATAGGATATGGTGCACTGCAATCGCAAAACTTTACAACAGCTACAGATAGTCACAATGTAGCAATTGGTTTTAAAACGGGTGAAGCAGTCACAACAGGTGTAGACAATACCCTTATTGGTGCAGAAGCTGGTGATGCTCTTACAGTTGGAGAAAAAAATGTAGTTATTGGTCAAGGCGCATTAACAACAGATACCAAAGGTAGCAGAAGTGTAGCAATAGGTTGGGATGCTCTTTTTAATCAGAACTTTGCTACAGCTACTATCACTTACAATGTAGCAGTGGGTGCAAACGCAGGAGCAGCAATCACAACAGGTTTAGAAAACACCTTGATTGGAGCACTAGCTGGTGATGCACTTTCTGATGCAGACTTTAACGTAGCTGTTGGTAAGAGTGCTTTGTCTGGGGATACTAAAGGTAGTAAATCAATTGCAATAGGGCATAATGCTTTAACTGTTCAAAACTTTGCTAGTGCTGAAAATCCCCTTAATGTAGCAGTAGGACATGAAGCAGGTTCACACGTTACAACGGGTATATATAATACTTTAATTGGTGGTGATGCAGGTGATGCTCTTACAGATGCTGATTCTAATGTGGCAATTGGTACTTTCTCTTTATCAGCAGACACAATGGGTAGTAGATCAATTGCAGTAGGAACGGCAGCCTTACAAAATCAAAACTTTACAACTGCAACAGATGCTTTCAACGTAGCAGTAGGGCATCACGCAGGTAAAACAATCACAAATAGTATACAGAACACCCTTTTAGGTGGTAGATCTGGTGAATCTTTAACAACTGGTAGTTTTAATGTGATGGTTGGTCATCTTGCTGGTGGGCATAGTGTAGATACAGAAACTGGAACTAGGAATACTATTGTAGGTTCTTTTAGTCACACCTCGGCAACAGACTCAAATAACCAGATTGTTTTAGGTCACGATGTTTTAGGTAATGGAGACAGCACTCTTTGTTTTGGTACTGGAACAACAGATAGTGCCATAGCTTTTGGTGCAACATCTATTACTGCTCCATCTGATGAACGCTACAAAGAAGATATAGCAGATGCCACGGCAGGTCTTTCTTTTGTAAATGATCTAAGGCCAGTAACTTTTAAATGGAAAAAAGAAAAAGACGTACCATCAGATCACAGATCATATGTGGCAGATTCAGACAATAGAGTGATGCAAAGCCAAGGTGAAACAAATCACGGTTTTATTGCTCAAGAAGTCAAAACTGCTATTGATGCTCATTCAGAAATAAAGGATGGGTTTGATATGTGGTCTGCTGATCCTACAGATGGCAGACAAAGGCTTGGTTCAGGAGCACTTATACCAATCCTAGTTAAAGCAATACAAGAACTATCCGCAAAGAACGATGCACTTGAAGCTCGCATAGCCACATTAGAAGGGTAAACAATGGAACTACTAGCACGAAACTTTCCAAACATAGGTGTAGTTGAAGGACAGCTACCAACAGATACGGTCACTAATATATGGTCTGCCATAGATGAAGCAAGGGATAACCCTGTGGACTCTAAGCCTGAACTGGCAGGTAACATCAGTTCATCTATTAAACTAGATCGTAACTCTGAACTGCTTAAAGACTTTACAGGTGAGACAGTACCAGCCTTTATGAAGCAGCATATGGAAGCCTATGGCCCACCATACAGAATGGCTATGAAGGAAGGTGAGCAGTTCTACCTAGAAAGTCTATGGGTAAACTTTCAAAGGCAACATGAGTTTAATCCACCGCATGATCATGCTGGTGTGTACAGCTTTGTAATCTGGATGCAGATACCTACATCCTATGAAGAGCAACGTAAGCTTCCAATTGCTGTAGAATCAAATGCAGATAACCACATCAGTAACTTTGCATTTAGCTACACCAATACGTTAGGCAGAGTAAGTACCTTTGCGTATAACATGGAAAAAGAAGCAGAAGGATATATGGTTATGTTCCCATCAGCAATGCTTCATCAAGTGTTCCCATTCTATGAAAATGATGGGGAACGTATATCAATCTCAGGCAACATTAATATAGGAGAACTACAATGAGCCGTACAGCAGAAGAAATCGCACAAGCACACGCAGCTTGTCTAGGTGGAGCAAGCACTATCAACAGTGTTATTGCTACACATAATAAAGGTGCAGGTGCCACAAGTGAAGACTTTGGGCATGACCTAACACATGACGAAAAGAAAGAACGTGTGGAACGTAGCGTAGGCTACTTGAAATATCAGAAAGCTTTAACCGATTGGGGTTCAGAAAGCTTTACTGACATTGATGCAGCTATCTCTGCAGCAGATGCGTTCACGGGATAATGGACAATGATAACTGGCACTTGAGCAAGTCTGTACCGATTACACTGATCTTTGGCTTACTTGTTCAAGGGGCAGCTATCGTATGGACAGTATCAATGATGATGTCTGATATAGAAAATAACAGAGAAGAAATCATCATACTAGAAAAACGTATTGGACGCATAGAAGTGTCCGTACAAAGCCAAGCAATATCACTAGCACGTATTGACGAAAATATAAAAGCAATAAGATCATCAGTAGAAAAGATGGCAGACAGAAATGAATAATAAGGTTTGCCATAATGATAGAAGTATTAGCTTTAGCAGGTGCAGTTACTAAGATAGCTGGTGCAGTTAGCTCGTCTATCAAGGCTGGTGGTGATGTAGCAAGTTTACTTCCTCACTTTGGTAAGTTAGCAAAACTAGAAGCTGACATTAGTTTAGCTGAACAAGGTAGACACAAAGGCCCACTAGGTAGGTTAAGTTCATCTGAAGAAGAAGGCTTTGCAATTGCACAAGCCAAGATGAAACACAAAGAAGCACAGAACGAATTACGTGAAGTGTGCAGACTATATGGCCCTCCCGGTATGTGGGATTTAGTAGTCAAGGAACAAGCTGCTGCTAGAGTTAGACAGAAAGAAGCACTAGAAGCACAAGCTAAAGCAAGAGACAGATTATTCTGGGGTATATCTTTAACAATAGGTGTGTTATTATTTTTAGGTGGTACAGGTGCAATGATCTGGGGTCTTAACGAAGTAGTGAATGGATAGAATATAATGGGATTTTGGAGTGATTTAAGTATGGGTCTTGGTGCTACACCAAAGACTCAAGATTTTGTAGATCGTACAGCACAAACAATTGAAAACAATCAAGGCTCTAATGCTGCTTCTACTTATTCAAATCAAATGACTAATAAAGTCAATGAAAACACAGGTCAAAACTTTGAAAATAACTACACTGCTAGTGAAGGATCTAAAGCTGTTGTGAATCAATTTAATGATAATGACGATAACAAAGTAGCACCAGCATCAACAACATCCTCTTCTACATCTAATTCAAATAATATTTCTAGTACATCTGATGATAGTACTAGTGCAGGACAAACAGATAGATCAACAATGTTTGGTGGTCAATTAAAAGATTACACTAGTTTAAATAATAATCGTTTTCAAGCTTATGATTTAAGTCAAGATGGTAATACGGTAGGTTATTCTAAATATGGTAATGCTGCAGGTTCCTCTATTATTGTTACTCCTGAAGGTAAGTTTAGATTAAATCCTAATCAATATATTGCTGAAGAATTAGGTGTAGCTGCAACAGACTTTGATACATTAGATGAAGCCTTTATTATGTTAGATAGGTTTAATGGTGATCCAGCTAATACTTTTGCTAGATATAATGCAGCTACACAACAAGGTTTACGTGATGAAGATGCTACTGTTTACGCAAATGATACCAGTCTTAATAATCCTGCAGATGCATTAGAAGAGTTTGGCCCAGTTTATGAGCCTGATCCTACTGATTTAGAAGGCACTACTACAACTGAACCAGACCCACCAAATGAAGATACCACTGACTATACTCCGTATCAATATGTTAAAGATGGTGAAACTTATCAGGTAGGTGATGAGGAAATAAAAGAAATAACTTTATACAAACAACTTGGTTATAATGATGAAGAAATAAATAATTTTTTAAATCAACGTTTTAGTTTTAGAACTCCTACTATTGTAGAAGAAGTAGATGAAAATCTTTATGAGGATGATACAGAAACAGTAATAGAACCTGAAACAGTAGTTCAACCTGAAATAGTAACTCAACCTGTCGTACAAGGCACTGATGCTGTTTATAAACCTATACCTCAAACAGATAGCAGTACATATACTCCCACCCCTTATGATCCCTCTGCTCCTACATACACAACCCCTGCTCAAGTAACAACAACTCCTACACAGTTTAACCCTCAGTATGTAGCTGGTCCTGTGCAACAAACATTGACTTTACCTTCTACAACTATGCAAGCAGGTCAAACTCAAACAGTTATGTATAGGAATCAACGTGGGCAACAAATACCAGTTACAGAAGTAGATGGAAAACCTATGACCTATGTACCCCCCGGATATACAAGAATGTCTACACCTCAACCTTTTAATCAAGGTGGGGTAGTTGGTTATGCAGAAGGTGGAGATACTAGTCTTGATGCAGAATATAATTTAGCAACTAAGTTTCTTGGTTATAAAGGACCAAAGTCTAGACCTGCACTTAATGACTTTATGAAAGCAAGCCCCGGTGCTGCTGCTCGTATGGGTAAGTATCAGCAAGCTATGAGGGGCATGTATAAAGGTGGGGTTGTATATGCTAATGATGGTACTGACGTAGGACTTACTGATGGTGGTGCAGCAGATGGTAGTATATCTGGTGAAGGTGATCAATATTATGATGAAACATTACCAATGTTTTTTGATGCTGTCAGTCAAACTATGCAGCCGATGCAATCTACCTACTCCACTATTGCACCTGACTCAAGTCAATTTATATCAGGTGATGCAGGTCAAGTAGGAACTTATGCTCCTACAGTGGGTGCAGCACAAGTAGGAACTACTTCTCAAGCCACTACACCTACGTATACTCCTTCAGCTACCTATGGTGCAACTGGTACTGCAGATCAAGTAAGAGATGAGACTGGTCGTTTACAACCTGTTACAGGTCAGGTAAGTGATCAAGCTCAAGTAGATGCAGCACAAGGTACTTCTAGTTTAAACATTGATGCGGCTCAAGGTACTGCGACAATGATGACTAATCCTGTAACCAGAGAAATACAGGAAGGTGAACTCATTAGTGGTGCTGCAGACGCACAGAAGGCTGCTAAGTTCACTGAACAAATTCAGGCTGCTCAAGCTACCCCAAGTAAACAAGCCACTGTACAGGGCCAATTAGAGGGTCTTATGCAGCAGTTTGAAGGTGGTGATACACCTGCATGGGCTGCTGGTGCAATGCGTAATGCTCTAGGTGCTATGGCTGCTCGTGGCTTAGGTGCTAGTAGCCTTGCTGGTCAAGCTGCTGTACAAGCAGCAATGGAATCAGCACTGCCTATAGCATCTGCTGATGCACAAACAATTGCATCTTTTGAAGCACAGAACTTGTCAAACCGTCAACAACGTGCTATGCTTGCGGCACAGCAACGTGCACAGTTTATGGGTCAAGAGTTTGACCAAGCATTCCAAGCTAGAGTACAGAACTCTTCTCGTATTGCTGACATAGCTAACATGAACTTTACTGCAGAGCAACAGGTTGCATTAGAAAACTCTCGTGCTGCTAATACCATGAACCTAGCTAACTTGTCTAATCGTCAAGCTGGTGTAATGGCAGAAGCTGCAGCTATTGCTAACATGGACATGGCTAATCTTAATAACCGTCAACAGGCTGCGGTACAAAATGCTCAAAATTTTATGGCAATGGACATGTCTAACCTTGATAGAGCACAGCAAACTGCACTGTTTAGATCACAGCAAAACATCCAAGCTTTGTTTACTGATCAAGCTGCTGAAAATGCTGCACTACAGTTTAATGCTTCAAGTGAAAATCAAACTAAACAATTTTTTGCTTCACTATCTAGTCAGACTTCACAGTTTAATGCAGCACAGACTAACGCAGTGAATCAGTTTAATGTAAACTCTGTTAATGCTATCAGTGAATTTAATGCTAACTTGCAGCAACAACGAGATACGTTTAATGCTACTAATGGTTTGGTCGTATCACAAGCTAATGCTCAATGGAGACAAAATCTTGCTACACTAAACACTGCTGCTGCTAATGATAGTAACATGGCTTTTGCTGCAGCTATTAATGGTATGACTTCAAAGAACATTGATTCTATATGGCAACGTGAACGTGATCTAATGAGTTACAATATTACATCAATAGAATCTGGTAAAGATCGTGCAATGCAAATCCTATTAGGTGAGCAAACCCTTACTGCACTAAAAGAAAAAATTGGTTACGCAGAAGATAGTGCAGAGTCAGAATTTTTTATGAGATTTCTATTCGGTGATTTTGAAGATCTTTTTAAATAAGGAAATAAACAATGTTATCAATGTACACTAAATCTTATAATGATATGACTAAAGTTTTAGAAGATCCAAATATTTTAAGATCTATATCTAAAAGTAAAATTAATGAGGGTGGATTAGCATCTAGACTTAAAACTGTTTCTGCTTCAAGAGATTTAGAAGTTGAAGATCCTTCATTAGGATTAAGTCCTGCACCAGAGTTAATTAAAAGGATGGAAAAATATAAAAGCTATTCAAATAATGCTGAACAGTCTAGACAAGAAATGATAGATAAGATTAAAAAAGAAAAAGGATCATCAGAAGAAACTTCTGAAGTAGAGGGAGAGTCTAATGGTCTTATGACTCCTACAGGTAAAGAAGATATCGGTAAAAGATTAATGGGAGATATATCAGAAGCTTTAGGTTTAACAGATGCACAAGCTGCTGGCATTGTAGGTAATTTTGCACACGAAACTATGGACTTTAAATTTTTACAAGAGATAAAACCTACAGTTCCCGGATCTAAGGGGGGTCGAGGCTTTGCTATGTGGACAGGTCCAAGACGAAAACAATTTGAATCTTGGTCAAAAGAAAATAATTTAAATCCTGATTCATATGAAGCTTCTTTTGGTTTCTTTATACATGAAGTTCAAACTACTTCTGAAGGAAGGTTTATAGAAGAAATACAAGAGGCTGAAACAGCAGAAGAAGCAGCACGTATATTTTCTAAATCATATTTAAGACCGGGTAAACCTATGATGAGTAGTAGGGTAGATAGAGCTAACTATTATATCGGAGCACAATAATGAGTATTATATTTGCAGCACCTATTCCCGGTCAGTCACTAACTACTGAACCAAAGAACATGCCTTTTGAAAGACCACCAGAAATAGTTGATCCTATTGAAGCTCTTGATATGCACATTGAAAATATTACTAATCAAGATGCAATGGAAGATGCTTTGTACTTTCTTGAAAAAGGGTTAACACTTACTGCCTTAGTTGAGGGTGTACTTCGTAGTGCAGTAATGGAAGGTATGCATAGCATAGATGTAAGCCTTATTATTGCACCAGTATTACATGAGTACATTAAAGGTTTAGCCCTTGAGTCTGGTGTAGAGTTTGACGAAGGATTTGAAAACCCAGAAGCTAAAAAGGCTATGAGCTATGAGAGGGATCGTGCTCGTGCTAGAGATATGCTAAATGAATTACGTAAGGAAACTGGTGAGTTGCCTAAAACAATATCAGAGGGTGTTGCTCCAGAAGAACCTACGATGGAAGAACCTATGATGGAAGAACCAAAAGTAGAGGTTGAGCAACCAGCCCCTCAAGGCTTGATGGCAAGGAGATAATAGATGGGATGGAGTTGGGCAGGAGCTTTAAGTGGCATTGATAAGATGCAAGCTAAAGCTTTAAAAGAAGAAGAAATGTCTAATGAACGTGAAAAAAGTTTGCTTGGTCTGTACCTTGCTAAACTAGAAAAACAATCAACAGCTAAGACTGGTGATAAGTATCGTAATGCTGCACAAGCCTCATTAAGATTACAAAAAAGAATTAGTGGCGCAGATCTTGAGGAAGAAGACTTAGCTTTTTTTAATAATATTATTGAAGATCCTTTTGCTGCAGAAGAAGTATTAAACTTTATAGATTCTCAAGCAACTGAATATGGTATGAGAGTTCAACTATCTGATATACCTTCTATGATAAATGTGATACAATCTCCAGCATCTACAGAAGAAAAAATAGATTACATGAGTTTAATTACTGGTGCAGATCTTACTGACAGTAGTAAGTATTATGAGATAGCTCAACAATTAAGTAGCATAACCACTGCTCCGGGTCGTACAGTTATTACTGATGTAAAACCTAGCACAAGAGTATCATCTAAACTTGAAGAAGATCGTAATGATTTAATGCTAGGTATTATTGGCGGTCAACTTGTTGGTAGAGCTAAAGCTTTTGTTAAAAGTAGTGATGCTGATAGTGGAAATCCCCAAGTTAGAAAAATACAAAATGCAATTAACCTGATTGAAAGTGGTAATAAAGAATCTATTCAAGTTGGTAGAGAAATATTAATGGAAGAGTATCTAACTCCTGAAAACTTTATGACAGATTTTGTAGAAAACTTTCCAAATCAATTTAAAGGTTGGGAAAATAATTACTATTTACCCCCATCGTTAAAAGCAATTCAAGAACCAGAGTTACCTAATAATAATAACATTAGAATAATTCCTAATGCAACAGTTTTAACTCAAGAAATGATTGACGGTTATCCGTCATTAAAGAACATTGGTGCTCAACCGGGAGATCAATTCTTACAGACAAATGAAGGTGGAATATTATATGGCCCGGATGGAAAACCAAAACGATAGTGACCCTTTTGCTGGAGTAACCTTAGCTACTGAACCTTATAATGCTTTTAATGATGTTACTTTAGCTACAGAACCTTACGATTTCTCTAGTAAAACTGATGTGCTAAGTCCTGCATTGCCAGAAGCTGGTACGTACACTCAAGATGATATAGCAGAAAATGACTATGCTTACTCTATTGCTGAGGGGTATATGCGTGATAGGTATGGAAATGATTTTGTAGATGGTAAAACTAGAGAATCTATTGTAGATAGTTTTTTAAACAATCGTAGGGCTGTAGTATCAGGAAACTCTATAGGGGGTTTAGCTGAAATAGATTATATTAACGACATAAAAGATGATCAAGATAAAAAAGTTCGTGCTGCTAAGGCATACCAGTTGTATGAAAATATGGCTGGTATTTTTAGTAAAGAGACATCGTTCTCTGAAAAAGCTGAAGGTCTTATGGACTTCACTAGAAGTGTATTACTTGATCCAGTTAATCTTGTTGGTGGTTTTCTTGGTAAAGCTGTTGCTGGTGGATCACTCCGTGTCGGCACTAAAGCAGCACAAAAAGTTGCTCTTGAAGCAGCAATGAAAGAAGGTACAAAAGAAGCTGCTAAAAAAACAGTAACTAAGGTTTTTAATAAAGGAGTAAAAGAAGCTTCTGTTAAAACTGCAGCTAATGTAGCAGCATATTCACAAAATGTTTTAGGTAAAACTGCAGCACAAAGACTAGCTACTAGGGCAGCTATTACAGAGATAGGTGTAACCACTAGTGTTGATGCTATGATTGGTGCAGGTATGGAATACCTTTATCAAACAGGTATGGTAAAAGTAGAAGCACAAGAAGAAATTAATGGGATGTCTGTTGGGATAGCTCTACTTGGTGGTATTATTCTTGGTGGTGTGCAAGCAGGATTAATTGCTAAACGGGGTGTATCAGATACAGCATTACCTAGTACAGTAATTCCTGAGCCAAAAACTGAAGGCTTTGTCTCTGAGGTTTCTAAAACTATTGATGCTTATGTAAAGCAAAATAAAGTTGAAATAGGTAGGGAGTGGAAAACAAAAGTAAAAGGTGGTGCAGTATTATCAAATAGTAGTAAAGACTTTGGTGTAGAGTTTGTACAAAGATTGTTGTTTGGTCATGCAGATGATGAAGGTAATGTTATATTAAAAGGTATGACTCAAGTAGCATATGAACGTGGTTTTGTTTGGGCTAAACGTTTTGAAGAAGATAAGTTTACTAACTGGATGGCAGATCTTATTGCTGAAGTAAGTGACAAAGAAGCACAAGATTTATTACGTGCTATAGAAAAATCAACAGGTAATAAATTAAAAGTTAAAGATGCTGATGGTAAACTTATACCTCGTTCTAAAGTTACTGGTCGTGATATTGGTGATATTCTTGCTTATAAAATGTCAGAAGCTGGTACTACTTTAGGTGCATCAGGTCTTTCAGCTAGACAGCTAGGTATATCTCTTAGTGATCAAGAACTAAAAGATTTATTTGACTCTGCTTTAGATGCTGGATTTGTAAAAGATCCTAAAGGTAAATCTAAAGCAGAACTTGAAGAACCGGGAAAGTTTAAAAAAAGTTTGAGTGTCGGACTAGAATCTTTTGCTAGTGTTCAGAATAGATTAATTAGGTTACTTGTTTCACATCCATCTACCAGTGCTTTAAATGTAATTGGTTGGGGTGCTAATACAGCATTACAATCTGTATCAGACATGAGTACAGCTTTAATATATGCTGGAAAGGGTACACTTCAAAAGCTTTCTGGTGAAGTAGAAAAAGGTGCTAACACTCAAAGACTTGCTAAAATATTAATTGAATCTAATGCTCAAAGAATTAAATTTTTATTTGATGCTGACATGACCTACACTGTTTTTGAATCAGCACTTCAAAGAAACTCAGAGGCATTACAAAAATTAAACAGTGTTCTTCCCGGTGGTGTAGAAAATACTACTAAACTTTTAACTGAAGGTAACTTCAGTCCTAGTACAAAACTTGCTGGATTAAAAGCTGATCAAGGAATTGATTTAATTCAAAAGCTAACCTTTGTCCAAGCACAGGATTCGTTTACTAAGTCGCAAGAGTTTCTATTTCAAATGGATAAAAAACTAAGAGCTACCACAGGTAAAGGTTGGAATGAGTTTTACAGATCAAAAAACATTGGAGACATGACACTTCAAGCTTATATGGCTACTAAAAACTATCGTGCTATAGAAGCCAGTGCTGTAGAAGATACATTAGAGGCAGTCTTTTCTAAGTCATATAAAAGTAAAGGTTATTTAGGTACACTTGCAGGTCTTGCTGAAAATGCTAGAAATATTCCGGGTCTTGGTATGCTAATTCCTTTCGGTAGATTTTTCAATAACACTGTAGCTTTTATGGGTAAAAATACACCCGGTGTTAATATAGCTTTGAAGGCATCAGGTTACTACGATAACATGTCAAAAACAGAAGCATTTTCTAGGTCATTAGTTTCTTTAGGTATTTTATATACACTAACTGAACAAGAAATAGAAAATGTAAAAAATGGTTTGCCTATGTATGCAACTAGAGATCCTATTACAGGGGAAGAATTAATTAGTCAACAGTATGACTTTCCTGTGTCAGCCTATAGGGGTGCAGCAAGAGTTCTAGCCTTAGTAAGAATGGATAGGTACGAAGAAGCTGGAAAAGCTTATAAACAATTTGGTTTAGATTTTGGTGTTTCTGGTGTACTTAGAAACCTAGACAGAACACAACGTGACACTCTAGAATCTTTAAAATTAATGATAGATCCTGAAAGAAGAGATGTTATAAAAGCTATGGAAATAGTAAAAAATACTGTAGCAACTCAATATGTAAATCCTCTTATGCGTCCTCTTGAACCTTTAAATGTTGTTGCTGGTTTAGCTAGGGGTGAAGATGCAGCACCTATTGACAGAGCACAAAATAACAGAATGGTTAATAATGCTTTTCGTTACATAGATAATATCATTCCTTTGTTTACAGGTAAACCACTGGCAGATCCTAGAGAAACTGCAGCAGGTGGTACATCTGATATACAATCCACAAAGATACTAGGTGCTAGAGTTATTAGGCTTACTGATACACAACGTGTAATGAACAGTATAGGTCTTAGAGACTTTGATTTAAATACTGCTAAAAAGATAAGGGATCAAGCTCCAGAAGCAGCTAATGCTTTAAATGGTATTGTGTTTGATATTATTGAAGCAGAGTCTAGCTTACTTTTAGAAAGTAGTTGGTGGGATAATTTAACTCAACAACAAAAACGAGATCATTGGAATGATGATGTTGTAAAAAGATCTAAAGAATTAGCTAAAACATTTTTAAGGATGCAGTATTCTGGCCCTAATGAAATCATATCTTTACAGTACGACATAACATCTAAGTACCCTAAAAAAGATATTCAGAAAGCTACGAAAGAACTAGACTTAGAAGGGGTAGAATACTTAGAACAAAACGAGTTATTTATTTTACAACAGTATTTAAATACTGAGCAGTCGTTAAGGGATCTATCCCGATTCCAAAAGATGACACAATAAAGAAGGGGGCATAAGCCCCCTTTAATTATTCTGAATCATCATCTAGCATATAGTCTGCCCAATCATATGCTTCACGTTTTATGTCAGCCCTGTGTACATGACCCGAAGATCTAGACAGCAATGCCGCCAATGCTTGACCAGCCATAAACCTACGTGCAGTTAGTGGCTTAGTCTTTATTGGCGGTTTTCTTTTTTGTTGCCTATAGTTTTTAGCTTCCTCTTCTAGCTTTGAATTTCTGCTCATTTAGTTTCACCTTCTCAAGGTTGTAGAAGTAGGCTTTATTAAAGCCCATCTCCCAATCCCTGTTTTGTTTTGTGTTTTTAGAGTAGGGGTTACCTAACCTACCAGTTTTAAAAGCCTTCATACCTTCATCGTATGGTTTCATTTATGAATCTCCTTCATAGTTTCTATCATCTTACGTAAGTACCATTCAGCTTTTTCTATGTCCTCAACAGGATTACCTTTGTATCCATGTCGATGTTGATATTTAATTAGGTTACCATGACAGTAACCTTTGAACTCCTCTGGTGTTAACACTTGTTTAATGTAATTAATACACTCAACCCCATCACCTAATTTGTAATGGGCTGGATTGTTTACCGGATCATAACTCATTTGATTTCCACTAGCTCTGCTTCTGTGTAAGGGATGTGAAAGAAGTGTTCATACCGTCTAGCATTAGTTAACCATACTTCTTTAGCACACTCTTTAGTAAGTTGAAAGTCTTTGATTCTCCATGCTTGTTTACAGTCACCACGTATTACGTAAAAATTACAGTAAGTGTTGTCACCTTCTACATTTTTATATTTATTTATAAGCCTGTACTTTCTGTAAGGTATACGTATCTCTTTCCATTTAGGGTTCCAATCACTTGTCCATTGGTTTTTCATTTCTACTTCAGAAAAGTACATACCATCTTTTTTCTTGCTTTTTATGTCAAAGGAAAAGTCTTCCTCTGTATCAAGTATGTTATGTCCATTACTTTTTAAGTAACTTGTTATTGCATTCTTAGCTTTACTGTCATTTTCCTTGTATGACTGAGGTTGAAATTTTCTGTAGTATGATCCTTTAATCGGTTGCAACATTGATGTGCTCCTTTGTGGTGAGATTTGAATTATATACTCTCTGGTATTTGAAAGCAATAGGTATTTGCAGTCGCATCTGCTGATGGTTTAGTACTCACTAATCGTTCTCGCATTGTAGTTGAAACTTGATTACAAGTCTTCCAATCGGGGAACAGTGAATGGAAAGCTTGAACTTTCATATTACCTTGAAAAGTCATAATGAGTACTAAAACATACATGTGATTCTCCTTTATGTTAGATCTACTATTTCACAAACATCACCAGTACATGCCATAGTTTGCATTGCTACAGTGTTGTCTTCATTTTCGTATGATGCAAGCTTAGTCCAATCAATAGTTTCTGGCATACAAGATAATAAAGTTTTGTAATCATGCTTACCTATTTCTTGATAGGGTGCTTGTTGGTATGTGTGTTCGTTGTAAGGCAAGAAGGATACACCTGACATTTCATCAAAGTATTTGTAAACAAATGCACCTACTTCAAACCATTCATCCTTCTTAACATTGATTGTCACACTTGGCTTATGCTCACACCATGATCGTTGATAGGTCAGCCACATCTCTAATTGCTCAATAGCAGTCATGTCTGATGTAACGACAGAACCTTTAGGTGATTGAATAGGGAAGCTAAATACTGTTGTTTGGTCTGGCTTCATCACACAAGGTTCACTTGGTATTTTCTGATCAATCATAAACTGTGTCAACGGATCTTTATTATCACCACGCACAGTGCGGATATAATAGGGGCTATGGCGAGCATGTATGCCACTGGCACTATCCACCAGTTGTGAGACTGTTCCCGAAGGTTTACAGCATGTAATTGCAGTAGCAACAGGTATATCAAGACGATCAGCCCATTCAGCATTAGTAGATACACAAATCCTACGAAGATGTTCAAGAGTATCCTCCAGTCCTTTATTCTTCTTGGTCATAAGAGGGTTGTCCATTATCCCTGTGAGTGACACACCAAGCAGTCGTTCTTCTTCTGTATTTCTAGACCACACCTTTCGCAAGTAGGGGAACTTAGTGTATGTGGATTGGATAGTTCCCAAAATTGTTGCCAGACGGACTTTTCGTTCAAGATCGTCAACACTGTCTGTTGCACGGACAACAACTTCTGTAAGATTACAGAACTGATATGGACGCAGGATAATTTCACTGCAAGGATTAGTTCCAAACTCAAAGTCTGCATTACGCCTACCATTTTTAGCAGCCTGTACTTTACTTGCTTGACGATTAAATACACCACGTTCTCCACTTCCTGATTCTACTAGTGCCATCCACTCTCGCATGAATGATACAGCATCTGGTTTTTCTGTATAACTAACACTGTTATTAGCTAAGGCACGTTGTGGATCATTCTCCCACCATGCACCTGACTTAGCATGACGCATACGATCATCACTAAGGTTACTCAAAGAGATCATAGCTGACCTACGTACCCCACCTACAACTACTACCTCACCAATCTTACACATAATGTCATGACACTCAATGCTAGATAGCTTACGTCCTTGTGAAGATTTGAAGCTATTAATTACAAAGTTAAACAGATCCACCAAAGGTGCAGGGCCAGATGCTCTACCACCAAACGTCTTTAGTTTAGCACCAGCAGGTCGAACTTTAGATACATCCCACTTGGGAATCTCACCACTGTAAAGGAGTGCAATCAATTGTCGAAGACCCTTAGCCCAAGCTTCCTTGGAGTCACCAACGACAACAGTTGTGTCACTGTCGAACAACTCAGGAACTTCTGGAAGCTTACTAATGAACTGCCTCTCAACACTAAACCCGACACCAGTACCACACAAGAGAACAAACATAGCCTCATCGAAGGACTTAGGGTCATCTACGGGTAAGTAGCTACAGTTATACATACAAGTGTTATCACGATTAGCAGCAGGACCAGCAGTCATCATTGCCCTCATACTGGGCATAACCTCTAAGCCTAAGATGGCTTGTTCTATTTGTTGTGCTATCTCCATGTTGTCTTCACTAGCACCACTGTCAACTACAGGCTCTACAATGTTATCCATGTAACGCCCTACTGTTTCATCCCATGACTCTCTTCGCCCTTCCTCTTCAAGCCACCGTGCATACCGTGAAGTATGAATGAAGGATTGATAGTCTGTTGGTAGGTAGTTACTCATCTATTATCTCCGCTTCCCTTTAGAACACCACGTTGCTCTCTGTCATCTAGCTTTGCCATGTTCATCTCCATAACCTTACGTAGGTTACCCCCGAAGATGTTTGCCAAGGCTACTGTATAAAACAACACATCACCTAACTCTTTCAGAATATCTTCATCTTTGAACTTATCTTTATCCCGAAAGAGTTTCTTTACTTTTTCAGATACCTCACCTGCTTCACCAGAGAGGCCCAAAGTATTTTCTACTAGACGCTCACGTCCTTTAGTTAATACTTTGTCCTCTACAAACTGGCTATAGAAACGGACAGGATCTTCTTCATAGTCTGGACTATTCTGAAACATATCAAAATAACCAAACGCTTCTAGATCACTCCGATTGATCATCCTTATCACCTTCCAATGATTGTTTCAATTCATTTGTTTTAATTTGTTGAATTGCATTTACACATTGGAGTATGTGATTCAATAGATTCGCAGAGTTAGAACCAAGATTCAAAATGTTTAGAACCTCTTTCTGCTCATCATTCATGTCATCAATTTCATATTCTTTATCATTTAATGTTAGTTTAGTCATCTGTTTTTACCTCGCAGTTTGTTACAGTTATATCGTCTAAGTCATACAGGACATCCTGTATTAGTTCTTGAATCACATTCAAATTGTATCTTGGATCTGACTCAAAAAAATTTGCATCTGGTTCTACCTTTATATTGACAGTAACCTCATATCGGAAACCCCTAGTTATACTCATCTAAAACACCATGTCAATCTTCCATTTCAATTTCTATGGGTTCAATATTTTTTGAAAAATATTTTACCATTTCATAAGCATCGTTAAAGCTATCAAAGAAGTATTCTACATCTTCTACCTTACCATCCACCTCTACCTTACATAAATTAAAATGTATTCCATCTATGTCAGGATGATCAAAAGGATATGGCCCTGATATAACATCCCAAATCTTAACTGGCTTGTCTTTAAGGTCACTGTTTACCATCTTTATTCCTAAGCAATTTTATGTAGTGATCTAGCTCAGTTACTACTAACCATTTCTGTCTATCTGAACGATAGAAAACTACAGGTGGATTATCTGTGTGGTTGTCTGCTTGTGACATCCAAGCATACACAGTTTTAAGTGCTGACTTTCTTCTTTTAACTTCTATTGATATTGGTATTAGTTTACGTGCTGCTGGTGATAATTGTATATCGGCACCAGTATCACCCATGACAGTTGATTTAATATCATCAGGCTCAAGCTCAGGGAAGGCTTCTAGTAAAGCATCCCTGATCTCTTGTTGGCCTAACCTGCCTTTTTGTTTACCCTGCTTACTCAATCTATTAACTCAGGTACTTTGGGTTTCTTAACCACATCAATCAAGTACTCCTTACGTCCACCAGAGTATTGAAAGACCCTAGCTTCAGGCCAACATGTCTTACGATACTCACAACCCGAACAAGTAAATGTTAATTTAGTATTTTCAGATGTGTCTGACTGAGGGATGGGTGCTATCCTTTCCTCTGGTATTTCACCAGATACCACCTCTTGTACTTTCTTAACCTCTTGTTCTTTATTTTCTAGTTCGTTAGTAAAGTCGTATGTATCTAAGACTAATTCAAAGCTGTCTTTTTGTACGACAAGAAAAGCACCACGTTTTTTATCTGTTACAAGTGGATCATCTTTACCTGCATATACATACGAACTTAACTGACTTATGTAACCATAAGGATCATCATCCCTTAGCACATGGTTTTTAAACTTCTGCATTCCATACCGTGATGCAGACTTAACATCTATTGTCATACCGTCAATGACTGCATCTCTGTGGCCCTTGATGCCGTGAACAGACAAACGATCCTGCTCACCTTGAACATCATGCCCTGCAGCTTTTGCAAGGGCAAGAACAAGGGTTTCTAAAAGATCCCCGTAAAAGAAAAGACCTAATAACTGAGGCTTTAATGGTGCAGCTTCTTCTGTTTTATTTATTCTATACCAAGTCTTTCTTTTACAGGGTGAACCCACAGAGGATAAACTTAAATATCCTCTGGGCTTCTGAGGTTCCTTAAACCTATCGTGTGCAACGTTTG